CCTGGATAGTGCGTTAGCCTTACCGGTCACTAAATTAAAACCTATACATCACTTATTAAGTTACACAGTGTATAAGTCATTTAAGAAATACCCTATTATAAATTATATTTGGAAAAGATTTGAGCATAATAATAGAATGCAAGTAATTTATATTTATGATGGAAAAGAATGTGTAGGTTATGACAAAGGAACTTCTTCACACAATGCATGTAGATGTGACATTGTATTTAAAGTGTCAGCTCCTAAAATTCCTGATATTATAGAGAGACGTGTTTTACGTGTTAAAGATGGAGTTAAAAGAAATTTCCAACAAATGGTTGAGGAATTTTTTTTTTATGTTGTAAGAGGATGGACTATGGTAGGACAACAAGTAAGTAGAATTACAACAGATCCTGATATGACATATGCAATCTCACATATAGCAGCAAATGTAGGTTTAAATCAAATACCTATACCTCCTCCAGTAGATAGTACTTATCCTAAAAGTACTAATTTTGTTCTAAATCATTCAATTCTTCCAAAAATGAAGGAGTGGGATATAAAATATTTTCGTACATATTTTGGAGTAAAAAAAGAGAGAGAGTACTATGATAAAGAGATATGGCATGAGATAAGTGAGAATACTACATATGTTCCTGGTATTAAATGGTCAAGTGTATCAAATAGTTTGTTGTCGGCAGCATTACGAAAACGATCTTTTTATAATATGAGTTTGACTGGGTATCATGTGAATGGAAAGAATTATAAGTCTAGTGTTTATGCACAAGAGAATTTATATCCTATAAAGATAACTAAACTTATAGATAAATACTCAAAAAAAACGCATGTAATGCCTTCTCTTATGAGTGAGAATAAGTATATTTTACCACTTGCAATTAGAAGTATGTCAAAATTTGCTGGTTGGGATATATTATACCATAATAAGATATGGGATTATGAACAAGCTATAAAGGATTTAATTAAAATTACTCCCATGTCTTCTTGTGGTGTCCGCCCTGGTCCAAATGATTGTGAGGAAATAGAGCCTAATATGTTTATACATAAAACATGTAATGGTAAAAAACTTGAACAAGCACTTCCGGCAGCTCGTATTATTGATAGAATCGTAGAGGATATACTTGCTGGTAGGCCGCCATTGTGGACTCAACCTCATGCTAAAGTAGTAATCAAGAGTGAAGTTCATCATTCATTTTCATTTACTGAGGAAGAATTAATTAAAATATCTGAAAAAGCCAGGGAATATTTTATACCTGATTTAGTTACCATCTTATTGAGTCAATTAGTCCATGGGTACCGTCAAAAGTTGGAAAGAGGTAAGCTTATACGCATTGGAATGGACTGGAATTATGGTGGAATGCAAGAGTTCGCTGAGTATTTTAGATATAGGGATCCAGAATTTAGGTATGTTACGTTTGATATAACTGGATTTGATACTAGTGTATTGAAGATTATGTTGCAAGCATACTCTATGTGGTCAAAAGTTTACATGAAATTTAAATCACCAGAAATAGAAAAGTTATATAATATACTCTTAAATCATGCAACATGTAGACTTACCACTAAAATAGCTCAGTTGATTGGAAATATATGGCGCATAATAGATGGGGTTATGCCTTCAGGTGCCTATGAAACATCACATGGTGATAGCTGGATAACAGCCCTTGCTTATTTCTCATATTTTGAGTATTTGTCCTTGACCGATTTAGAGTTTAGAAAGTATTATACTGCAGTTGATATAATGATTATGTTGTCAGTATATGGGGACGATAATGTTCTTGGTTTTCACAAGAAGTATTCAAAATGGTTTACGAAAGAGAAGATTGAAATTTTTTTTAAACAATTTGCAAATTTCACCATTCGTGATTTCGAGTTTCATGATTCTTTTTTGTCTGTTCCTGATGGTAAGGGTGGTTTGAAGCATAAAGGAGTAGTCTTTTTGCAGAAGTATTGCATTGAAACTCCAGCAAAGTATAAGTTAGTTGGTATGCCCGCTGTGGTGCATTATCGTCCTGTAGAAGTGTGCATCAGAAAATTTGTAAAAGGTAGCGGAGATCAACGGTTGGATTTAGACTACTTCTTGTCGGCACTATCTGGAGTGTATGATAATCCTTTTAATCAAGTGTGGCATGATTTTTGTTTTATGATGTATCAGGCATATTTACCAAATAATAATTGGATAGCTGAAATAGATCTTGTTATTGGTCAAGCAAATGGTTATGTCACAAGAATGATGAGAAAGACAGGAGTGAAAGTTGATGTTCTTAAGAGAGGATTTCCGTTGGCTCAGGATATCATAGACATTAGTAGGTTAAATAAAGAGCATCATCGAAATGTATATCGTGATATTTGGAGTGATTCATTGATAGGTTG